GAATTGATAATGGGTTGCACTATCCCACTAAGCATAGGTGATTATATAGAACTATACTGTTACGGTAATATTTCACAGGCATATACAATTAACTCAGGTTCTACAAATCTTATAAGAATATGACAGTAAACTTACCTGAAAATCTAAATGACCTTACTTTAGAACAATGGCAGAAGATAGTTGCTATTGATGAAAAGGCAGAACCACAGTTTTACGTTCAGAGGGTTTTGAGTATTGTCTATGGATTGAAGAGTGTTAATAATGTAAAAAACTATGATGTAGATTTATTAACAGATACAGTAAGGGGATTACTAGAGCAACAGCCTAAATTTATAAACAGGTTTAAAATGGATAGTGTTGAGTATGGTTTTATACCTAACTTTGACAATATTACTTTTGGTGAGTTAGTTGATTTGGATGAGTACATGGAAAAGGAAAACTACCACAAGTTGATGAGTATCTTATTCAGACCAATTACAAAGAAACAATCAGGAGGGCGTTATAAGATAGAAAAGTATAAAGGGTCAGGGGATTTATCCCAAATGCCTTTAGGGGTTGCTCTTGGTGCAATCGGTTTTTTTTTGACGTTAGGAAGTCAATTAGTGACAGATACCCTGAACTCTTTGACTCCACAGGAAGTGGCACAAGCACAGAGGCAGGACATTCAAAAAAGTGGGGTTGGTTCAGTTCAATCTATATCCTAACAGATGGGGATATATTAAAGACAAACAAAATAACACGAATGAACATTAACAGGGTTTTGACATGGTTGGCATATAAATCAGATTTGGTTAGACTACAAAACATGAAAAAATGATAACAAACATTATACGACTTTTACAAACAGATAATTTTTACAAAGTATCGCCTGAGGTGGAAATAGCTAAAGGGCAGTATGAGTATATCTGTACATGGAGAAAGTTCGTTAAACAGGCTAAAAGGATGCTTAAATGAAAAAATACAAAGTAGAAATAGACACGCAGGTAAAAGGGCAAAAGGATGTAGATAAACTAAATGAAAGTTTAGAGGAAACCCAAGAACAACAGGAAGATGTTAATGAGGGATTTTCTGAGATGGGTGCAGCAGCAGATGGTGCAGTAGGTGGAGCAGTAAGTAAGTTTGCAGGGTTTAAGACAGCCATAATGTCATCAGTTAAAAGTTTAGGTGTTCTAAAAGTAGCAGTAGCAGCAACAGGTTTAGGGTTGCTACTTATAATTATAGGGTCTATAAAGGCAGCATTTACTTCAAGTGAAGAGGGGCAGAATAAGTTTAACAAGTTAATGAATGCCTTAGGTGTTATTGTTGGCAATGTTATTGATATACTTGCAGAGATAGGTAATGTTATTATATCAGCATTTGAAGACCCACAACAGGCTTTAAAAGACTTCTGGAAAGCATTAAAAGAGAATGTGGTTGTACGGATAAATTCCGTTATGGATATGTTTGGATTCTTAGGCAAAGCAATCAAACAAGTATTTGAGGGGGACTTTTCAGGAGCAATGGAATCAGCAAAACAGGCAGGGAGTAAATATGTTGATGCTATGACAGGTGTTGAGAATACAATAGGCAAAGTAACTGAGGCAGTAACAGGATTCATAGAGGAAACAAAAAAAGAAATAGCAGTATCAAATGAGTTAAGCGATGCACAGGCAGACCTAGATAAAAAGATAAGAAAGCAATTAATTAACAGGGCAAAGTTAGAGGGTGAAGTAGCAGATGCAAAACTAAAGTCATTGGATTCTGAAAAGTATACTTTACAAGAAAGGATTGATTTATTAGAAGAGGCAGGAAGAAAAAATGAGGAAATATTTAAGGGTGAGGTAGAGATAGCAAAAGAACGGTTAAGACAAGTACAGGAACGCAACAAACTATCAGGATCAACAAAAGAGGACTTAGATGAAGAGGCACAACTACAAGCTGATTTAATAAGGTTAGAGAAAGAGAAAGCAAACGTACAAAAGGAAACTTTTGCACAGGCACAGGGACTTAGAAACCAGGATGCAGCAGAAAAGAAAGCAGCATCAGATGCAGAGATAGCAGCAGAGAAAGCAAAGAATGAGCAAATAGAAAAGGACAAAAAAGCAGTAAAGGCGAGAGCAAGAAAAGAAGCAGATGCAATCTCAAAGGCAGCAGTTGAAAGGGAGGCAATGCTATGGGCAAACCTATTTGCAGCAATGGATAACGCAGGGCAACAATGGTTATCTACATTTTCTCAGGGCATGATGGATGCTATGAAAGAGATTGAAGAAACAGGCAAACTATCCACTAAGGGAGTTATGGCTGTTATGTCATCTTCACTAAAAGCAGGGGCACAGATAGTAAACCAGATTGCAGCCATGATTGACACTAGTAGTAAACAAGGATTTGAAAAGCAGAAAAAACTAAGAATTGCAGGGGCGTTAATGGATTCATTTGCCGCAGCTATTGCAGGAATGTTGGCAGGGTTGTCAATAGGTACACCATTTGGTGTTGTATTAGGTGCTATAACAGCAGCAGCTTCTCTAGCCTTTGGATTGGTTCAGGTATCAAATATTAAAAAACAAAAGTTTGATGGGGGAGGCTCATCAGGTGGAGGGGGTTCTGCTCCTAAATTACAACCATCAACAGCAGCACCAAGTTTTTCAAGTATCGCACCTGCAACAGGTGGAGAGCAAGGAATATCAAACGCATTAAACCAAGATAATGACATACCACCTACACAGGCATTCGTAGTAAGTGAGCAAGTAGAATCAGGTTCAGCATTAGACAGAAACATAAAAGCAAATGCAACAGTATAAAAAACAAAAGTTAACTTAAAGCGTTATATTATTATGGAAGTATTCGAAGTAATATTAGATGAGGAAAACCCTCAAAGTGGGATAAATGCTATTTCACTTGTTAACTCACCTGCAATAGACATAGACTTTGTGGCATTGAGTAAAGAGAAACAAAAACATATAAAATTAGCAGATGAAGATAGGCAGGTTTTAATGGGTGCTGCATTAGTACCTAACAAACCTATTTACCGTAAAGTTGGGGAAGATGAATTTTACATTATCTTTTCAAAAGAAACTATCCGTAGAGCATCAGAGTTATATTTTATTCGTAACCGTCAACAGTCTGCAACCTTAGAACATGAGGGGTCAATAGATGGACTGACAACCGTAGAGAGTTGGATTGTTGAAGATGCAGAAGTGGATAAGTCAAAAATTTATGGTTTTGATGTACCGTTAGGAACATGGATGGTATCTATGAAAGTTGATAACAATGATATCTGGACTAACTTAGTTAAGACAGGTGAAGTAAAAGGGTTCTCAATAGAGGGGTTTTTCATGCCTGAACTAAGGGAAAAACTAAGCAAAGAACCTATTGATGAATACAAGACCAAACTAAATGAAGTCAAACGATTACTAAACATGATATGAAAAATAAAGAATTTTTTGATCCACCAAGAACAGGTAAAAAAGCAGTATTAAATTGGAGTAAGTCTACCTATTCTACTTTAGTGGAAATAGATGGTGAACAACCTTACTACACTTATCAGGGGATAGGAAGTCTAACAGGAGGCAGTACACAATCAATTAGCTAATGCCAGAACTACAAACCAAATAATTGTTTTCATAGTGTTTTTTAAAGGGGGTGTTGTGGTTTACATCCCCTTTTTTTTATGCCCTGTAACCCCTATTATCATTGAGTTTCCTATTATCTTTTATTATAGGTATAATACTATTAAAAAAGGTTAAGTACGCTTAGACTTAACAAAAAGGCTATTAGATTCGATTTACCAATTTACGACAAAACAAGTAGTAGAGCGTTATATTGTTATATTTATTTAATTAAATTTTTATACAAATGAGTAAAGAGAAATCAATTTTAGAGAAGATTCGTAAAGTTGTTTTGGGTGACGATATAGAGTTAGCCGAAATGACTTTAGAGGATGGTACTGTAATTTTTGCAGAAGCATTTGAATCAGGCGAAGCAGTTTGGATGCTCGATGGGGAGGAACGTGTACCCCTAGCAGTAGGTGAATATGCTTTAGCTGATGGTATGATTCTATCCGTTACGGCTGAGGGTGTTATTGACAGCATTGCAGCAGCAGAGGAAGAGTTAAGCCAGGAAGATTTGGATGCTATCGAAAAAATGAAAGCCGAAAATGAGGAACTAAAAACCAAGAACGAACAGCTAAAAGCTGACAACGTAAAGAAAGAAACTAAACTTTCTAAACCTGCATCAAGAGGTGTTAAGACTTCCCCAGAGGGTAAGATTGTTTTGGCAAAAGAAATGCCTAGTAACCTTGACCTGTCAAACATGAGTGTCAAGGAACGTATTACACATCGTATGCAGCAAACACCATTTTACAACAATGTAAAATTGGCAACTACTGAATCAATCACTACTACCTATGCAGGGGAATTTGCAGGGCAGTACATTGGGGCAGCTACTCTATCAGGTGTTACTTTGGGAGCAAATGCTATCACAGTCAAGCCTAACATCAAACTAAAAGAAGTTGTTAAGAAAATTTCTACTGCGAGTATTTTAGCAGATGCAACTTGTGACTTTTCACCAACAGGTACAGTTACTTTAACTGAGAGTATTCTTTCACCTAAAGAGCTTCAGGTAAATCTTGAACTTTGTAAGACTGATTTTCAATCGGATTTTGATGCTATTTCTATGGGTTATTCAGCATTTGACGTATTACCTCCTAGCTTTCAGGCTTTCTTTGTAGAGCAGATGGCAGGTATAGTTAATGCAAGTGTAGAAACTTCTCTATGGCATGGCGTTGAAGCAACAGCAGGTCAGTTTGAGGGTCTGGTTGTGAAAATGACAGCCGATAGTGATGTAGTTGATGAGGCAGGAACAACAGTAACAGCAAGTAATGTTATAGCTGAGTTAGGTAGTATAGTAGATGAAATTCCTGCAGCAGTTTATAACGAGCCTGATATGACTTTATATGTTGCTCCAAATATCGGAAGAGCATATATCAGAGCATTAGGTGGATTTGCAGCTAGTGGAGTTGGAGCATCAGGTACAAATGCACAAGGTACACAATGGTTTAACAGGAGTGGTGGACTCACATTTGATGGAATACCTGTATTTATTGCAAACGGTTTGACATCAAACTATGCAGTAGCAGCACAGGCATCTAACCTATGGTACGGTACTGGTTTACTGAACGACAACAACGAAGTCAAAATAATTGATATGGCTGACATTGACGGCAGCAAAAATGTTCGTTTTGTAATGCGTTTTACAGCAGGTACACAATACGGCATAGGATCAGAAATTGTACTTTATACACCTGCTTAATCTTATAGACTATGGCATGTGATTTAAGCAAAGGAAGATTAGAATTATGTAAGGATGCAATCGGTGGCATTAAGGCAGTCTATTTTATGAATGCAGGGGATGGAACGATTGTAGAAAGTGCTGAGGATATTATCACAGATTTGGGAGAGGTAACAGTCTATAAGTACGAAACCAAGGACATATCTAATTTTGAGGAAACCATTAACTCTTCAAGGGAAACAGGCACAACTTTTTGGGAGCAGGTGTTAAACCTAACTGTTAAGCAGTTGAACGCTGTAACTCGAAAAGAACTGAAGATAATGGCTTACGGCAATCCTTATGTGTTTGTCCAGGATAACAATGACAACGTGTTATTCTTAGGGCGTACATTTGGAATGGAAGTAACGGGAGGAACGGTTACTTCAGGAACAGCGATGGGAGATTTATCAGGATATACTATGGTATTGACAGGGCGTGAGCAAGAACCTGCCAATTTCCTAACTGCAACTGCTGACCCAACAGCAGCAGACTATCCTTTTGATCAAATACCAGGTCCTGTAACTGTAACAGCAGGAACAGACCCACCATCCTAGCGGATGATATAAAAAACCCCTGCCTAATCGGTGGGGGTTTTTCTTTATACCAATATACAAAAAAGAAACAAAATAGGGGTTTAAGCGTTATATTAGTATGATTATATTATCAGCAATAGCGACTGCTCAAACCATAACCCCTTATGTAAGGGACTATGAGGGCAGCACGTTCAATGTAATGGTTATAGATGAAAGTCTTAACTCATCAGATTCTAATTTAGTTGCAGGTACTATTTCAGATGGTATTTTAACAATAGATGTTACCTACAATTTTATAGAGGGTCGTTTTTATATGGTTAAGATTTATTTAGGATCACAGCTAGTTAACTTTTCTAAGATATACTGCACAGACCAAACCGATTTAGAGAACTATTCTGTAACAGATGACTACTACACACAGCCAACAAAGACAGAAACAACATACATAACAAAATGATAGAATTTGTAACATTATCAAATTATACAAGTCCATCTATAACGGAAAACCCTCAGAAGAAATGGGTAGAATACGGTGAGGGTAATAATTATTTTGAGTATTTGTTAGATAGGTACAGGGGTTCACCTACAAACCATGCTATTATAAACGGTGTTGCTGATTCTATTATAGGCAACGGGTTAACAAGTGCAGATGCAGCCAATAAGCCTCAGGATTATATGCTACTTAAAAGACTTTTCAAAGATGATGACTTACGCAGGTGGGCATTTGACTTAAAATGCTATGGTTTTTATGTTCAGCAGATAATAATGGATGAGGCATTGGAAAATATTGTAGAGGTTAAGTACACACCCGTTCAAAATTGGCGTTCAGGCATTGCAGATGAAGAGGGTAACATAGATACAATGTGGTATAGTGATGACTGGATGCAAACCAACAAGAAACAGTACAAACCCCAAGACTTTCCAACATACAACCATAGTATAAAAAGACCACTTTCTATTTTAGCAGTTAAACCTTACAGATCGGGTAGTTTTTACTATCCATCAGTAGACTATCAGGGTGCTTTACAGTATGCACACATAGAGGAAGAGATATCTAACTTTCATCTTAACAACATTATGAACGGTTTATCACCTGCTATGTTAGTAAACTTCAATAATGGTGATCCTGGTGAGGAAAAACGCAAAGACATGGAACGCAACATTCAAAACAAATGGGGTGGTACATCAAATGCAGGTAAATACGTTTTGGCGTTCAATGATTCAAAAGAAGAGGCAGCAACTATTGAACCTGTTGCACAACCTGACTTAGATAAGCAATATCAATTCTTATCAGAGGAAAGCACTAAAAAAATAATGGTAGGACATAGGATTACTTCACCTTTATTCTTTGGTATTAGAGATTCAGCAGGGTTAGGGTCAAACGCAGATGAAATAAAGAACGCATGGTTGTTGTATGAGAGAACTGTACTAAAGAGTTACAGGATACTTATGCTAAACAATATTACTTTCCTATTGGGAGAGCAAAAAAACTTCTTAGACGTAGGATTTGAGAGCAATACACCTATTGAGTTTGAAATGTCAAAAGACCCCTTGCAGGAGTTTATTGAGATGGGTGAGTATTTAGACCCTGAAGAGTGGGAACTTGTGGATGAGGGTGATGTTGACTATGAATTGGAGTTAGCAAGTACAGGAACAGCAAGACCAAACGCCAAAAGTGAGCAAGATGAAGAGATAGACGAAAGGCAGTTTAAAGTAAGATATTTTTATGATGGCAATATACCAGGAGAAAGGGAATTTTGCCGTAAAATGATGGCAGCAGGAAAACTATACAGAAAAGAAGATATTATACAGATGGGTTCACAGCCTGTTAACGCAGGATGGGGTGAGGGTGGAGCAGCAACCTACTCAATTTGGCTTTATAAAGGGGGAGGCAACTGCCACCATAAATGGGTTAGAAAAACCTTTATGAGTAAAGAGGGCAAAGGTCTATCACCAGGCAATCCACTTGCTCCAACAGTATCAACAGGGAAAGCAGAGAGAGCAGGGTACAGAGTTAGAAACCCTAAAGAGGTGGCAATGATGCCTAAGGACATGCCTAAACATGGATTTGTAAATAAGAACTAAAATGGCTGAGGTACTTTTAATAAATAGGGCAGATATAATGAGGATAACAGGGTTAAGTGGCAACATTGATGAAGACAAGATACTGCCCCATGTAATGACTGCACAGGACATTCATTTACAACCTATAATCGGCACTAATTTAATGCAGAAAGTGAAAGACCTTATAGAGGATGATGAATTGGATGATGCAGGTAATGAATACTATG